ATACAGTAGAATAAGTAGTGACAGGATTCAGAAGGATTGGGAGAATCAGTACTCCAAGATTCAGTATTAGTTAGTGGAAGTTTGTGTCTTTGGAGTTAGTACTTACAGAATGTCCTTCCCCAGGGACATTAATAAAGAGGAAGATGTGTCTTGATAAAGACATGTCTTCCTCCATTCACGGGGTCTGATCCACCCTTCAGCTCCCGCTTTACGGGTGGGATCTCAAGATCCGTTCTCCTGGAATGGATTTGAAAGAATGTTCACTGCCAAACATTTTTAGCTGACCCACGTTGGTACGACTTGTTTGGTTGTTTTACCTCTAGCTTGTCTACGTTGGTCTAAATTAAACCCTAAGACTAGGTGATTAGTAGCTGCTACTGGGTCATCCATAAAGGTTTCTAGGATATCACTCCACTCTTCTTGCTTACGCATCTTAACAGCTTCATAGGCACTAATAGACATAGCATCTATGAAGTACTTAACACCTTGAGCTAGGGAGTCTAATCTGTCGTCATGTTTAACAGCACCCTTTTCACGACACATACGACTCATCTGATAGAAGAGCATATATAGCAAACGTTCCTCGGGAGCTGCGTCTTTATTAGAGTTGTAGTCCCACTCTACCACCGATCTATCTACAATAAGTCGATGTTGGTTCATAACTGGTTCTAGAGCATCAATAATACGATCTTCTTTACGTACATTAGCTCGTACTTCCTCTACATCTATTGCTTGTTTAGTTTGTTGCAGGTGCTTCTTAAAGAGTTCTGCGACGATACCATCTCCGAAGTTTGTTTCGATGAGTAGTTTAGTAACATTGTACCGCTTACACCCACGAAGGATGTCAAGAAGTGTATTGTCGCTATAACCGTCGCGATACGCTCGTACTTCGTGAACGTAGAGAAAGCCATTCCTTTGTGATATGTATGTAGCAGCTGTTTCATCAGTGCCTCGACCACTTGGGTCCACGGAGCAAATTGTTTCGGTGTATGGTCCCCACTCCCCTTGGAGTTGCATAGGACTGTAGAAGTAATCACCAGGTAGGCCAACAGTAGGTAGGTCTTTAAGGGTGTTGCGTGGGTCGCTACACCACACTACAGCATCAGGTGCCTGTGTAGGGTTAACACTTGTTACTACTAGGTCACTAAATTTGAGTGGGAACTTCTCTGCATCACTAAGTGCTGTATCTAACTGAAACTGTAGCATGAAGTTACTACGACCCATAGCAGCTTCACGCTCTACTAGGTCTTCACCAGTAAAGCGATCAGGGTCAGTAGGTGTCCACTCCTCTACCCCCATCTCTATGTCCTCTAAGATTTGAGGTGCTAGGAGGTTCTCATACTGTGATAGTTTGTCCTTACGTGGGTAACGAGATGGCCACACAAAAGGACGGTAGTTACGTTCAGCTAACTTACGGTAGATGGTAAAGGTAGTCTGTGGAGTACCAAGGTACATAATACGACTATCCTTTTTGGGAGTTAGGATGGACTCAGCCTCAGTACATAACTGCAATAGCTTCTCCCTCATCATCTCAGTCATAGAGTTACCTGGTACCTCCACGTCATCAAGAATCATTAGGTCTGCACGACTACCAGTCAACTGACCTGTGATACCAACGGACTTAACGGATGGTGCTTGGTGAGGACTACAGTTAACATCAAAGCTAATACGACTCCATCTGGCTTCATCACTCTTTGGTCTCAAATGTGATAGCCAAGGTGTCTCAATGATTAGCTTCTGAAGGAAGATCGACATGTTATCAGCACGCTCCTTAGAGGCTGAGATAATCATGATCTTCTTCTCAGCATCGTTAAAGAGAGTCCATAACACAAAGGCTCCAGTAATCCAGCTCTTACCAACTCCTCGGAATGCTTGGATCTGTAGTCGTTTAGGACCGTGTTGTAAGTAATCAGCGATTGCGTACTGTGCTCGTGTTGGTGAGGGTAGATCTAGTTGACCCCACAGTGCTTGGAGGAATAGCTTAAAATCGCTTCTAAGGGCCGTTAAAGTGTCCATATGGTAGAATATACGTAAAGGCACCTAGAGGCCCCTTATAGAGGCTCCTAGGTACCAATGGTGGAGGTTTAATTAAACTCCTTCAAATCCAGGTAAACCTTGACCAGGTACAATTCTGATCATATCGTTTAAAGCAGAGTTTGTATTTTTTTGCAGTGATGCAGCAGCTTGACGTTTAGCTGTAGGCGTAGGTTCAGCGATAGCAGGACCACGAATAGTTAAACGCATTGAAGGTTTAGGTTTAGCAGTTGGTTTAGGCTTAGTTACTGCTTTAGGTTTAACAACTGGTTTAGGTTTAACTGCAACTGGCTTAGGAATAACCACAACCGGTTTAGGCGGTTTTACTGGTTCTCGGTTAGCAATAGCTGCAGCCTTTTGTCCAAGTGATTGGCTAGTAGTAAGGACAACTTTAGGTTGAGGCATTAGACCTTTTGGTACACCTTTTGTTGTCACTGTAGGTCCTTTTGGTGCAGCTGGTTGTACAATTCTCAATGGTCCAGCTTTAAGTACTTCAGCCTTTGGCGAGAATTTAGAAATGTCATACTGTTGTTGACCAGCCCTAGCCATTTCGTTAATATCAATACCTTCACCAGCTCGCTCACGTATGTAGTCATACATAGCAACTGGATTAGCACCTTGCTTTTCCAACTGATCAAAGGTGTAATTTAAGGTCTCTAAGTTTTCTTGTGGCAGTAACCTAGAGTTTTGACCGCTAAGTGTTGTACCAAGTAAAACCGAAATGTATGGATTAAGTGGCCTACCAGTCAATCCACCCCTAGTTGGTAAATCTTGAGAAAGCATTGATGCTTCAGCTAGACCTTGCACCTTATTGGTAGCCATTCCAATATCGGCAATCTCTGCTTGTGTCTGAGGTCTAAATGGATTCTCCAGACTACGACCAGCTGCTTGGTTGGCTAAGTTGTATTCAGCACCTGCCGCTGCTATATTACCTGGAGCACCAGAAGCTGATGTTTCAAAATGACCTAGGTCAAGTTTCATGCCAAGCCTACGGCCTACTTCTTGTAAAACTTTTTGCTTATTACTCCACTCAGTTCCTTCTAATTTACCTAAAGCTTCCGCAGGCAAACCACCAGTAGCTTTATTCCATGCTTCAATTAGTGCTGGACTTTGAGCATCTCTAAATTTCCTACCAATTAGTTTACCTTTATTATCAAAAAATGAACGTGGTAAATTAATACCTAATTCACTCAATGCTTTGACTTTCGTTTTACCTTCAGCCATCTTTGATGATACAGCATCAGATATTTGATTAGGTGTTTCAAACTGTTGAGGAATTAAATTAAAAGCTTGGTATTGACGCATAACATTAATCTGACCTTGTGGATCAGTAGTAGTATATGTGCCTTCACTAAGTACTTTTTTAATCTCACGAGTTTGTTGCCTACGTACAGGCATTGTACGCGGAGCCATAATCAGCTCCCAACAACAGCCGACTCACCACGTTGACGACGCTTACGTTCCTCTTCCATCTTTGCCATCATCGCTTCACGACCAGCACCAGGACGTTGGCGGGGCTTAGTATCCTTATTACGTGAGGGGGGATTAGGCTTATTGTTAGCGTCCATGTAGGTACCAGAGGTTTTAGATTTGCTGTAGTCTTTAGCCTTTTGTGACTTCATTCCAGTGTCAATATCAGTACGGAAGTTCTCCGCTTTAACCGACTTAGCACGTGTACCAATAGGGTTAGTCTTAATGTCTTCAGACGTTACTTTTTGTCCCTTTTGACGACGCTGAGATGCTTCGACCATCTGCTTGATCTCTTCTCGCATCTGCTTAAGTGTTTTCTTTTTGTCCATGATTAACGAATGTGTGATAGAATTAATGTTTCCCTATTGGTAGGGCCAAATGTGTCCCTCATCCATTGTAGCCAATTGCTACTTCCTTTAGCCTGATTGCATTTCCTACAGCTGGGTACCAAATTTGAAGTAAGGTCTTCGCCACCAAGACACTTAGGGCGAACGTGGTCAAGTGTAAGTTCATGTAGTTCATA